TGCTGCATTTGAAGCTCAAATTGTTGTTGGTGAAAACGAACAGCAGGAAATAGCACCAGTCACTAGCGATAGCTTTGGAGATCAGATAGTTGCGTCAAATCCTGAAGTTGAAAATGAAAATATAATGAAACAGATAGGTGCTCAGCAGCAAACTCAGGAAGCTGCAGCAGCCGATGTTAGAGCAACAAACGTTTATGGCCGTCGATTTGGCGCTGCTAGGAATAGATAATGGTTAATGTTCCTATATTTGATACTATAACTGGTCTATTTACTGGTAAGACTAAGCAATTATCTTCGCCTTCCGCAGCAAACACACGTACTCCAGGAACTACCTATGCATCCGAGTATCCATATAACTATACGCAGGTAACTAGAGCCGGTCATGAGATACAGTTAGATGACACTAGTGGAAATGAGCGAGTTAGAATAGCTCATAAATCAGGCAGCTATACAGAAATCTCTGAAGATGGACGCAAGGTAGAGGTAGTAACCGCCAATGAAAGTAAAACCGTAAAGCAGAGTACTACTATAACTATAGAAAAGAATGGTGATATAAAGATAGGTGGTGGAGCACGCGTGGTTATAGGTGGAGATGCTCATGTTGAAGTCAAGGGAAATATGACTCAAGTTGTCGGTGGCAGTTATAATATGACCGTAAATAAAGACTATAATATACTTGTTAAAGGACAAATTACTCAAAATTCTTTAAAAGATTCATATTACAACGCCGAGGAAGATATGTATTCACTTGGGGCGAATTGGACCGGCGGTACAACGAAAGGTGAAACGAAGATCAGATCTAGAAAGTTATTATATATGGATTCTCTTGAAGGTCCTATTCAAGGAATTGCTGCAGCTAATGTATATGTTTATGCTGGTCAGAATGCTAGATTGGTTGCTAACGAAGGTCAGGCTGGTTTGATTGGTATACTTGGATCTGCAACAATTTCCGGAAATACCTATGTTGCAATTCACGCGGCCGGCGCCGAGGCTCAAGATCCCACGGGTGCCAATCCTCCAAAGGGTGGAGAACTTAGAATATCTGCTAATGCTGCTAACTTTACTACAAAGTCTGTCAATTCGTGGGATGTAAATGGTGCTGGATTTATTTGGAAATATGATGGTAGTTATAGCATTGTAAACTACAGTCAAGGAGTACCAAGCATATCACAGCCACCAAGTCCAACGAATTTGAGAAATAAATAACATACCATGGCAAGAATAGACTACTACACACAGCTGGACATAAAGCAGGAGTACTTCAGCGACTTTCTGTCATCGTTTGATAAGAGCCCTCTCTCGAACGATCTGGCTAGAATGGGCAGTGAAAACAGCGTAAAGCAGTCGATCCGCAATCTAGTGCTCACCAACATAGGAGAAAGACTATTCCAGCCGGACATAGGCGGTAACGTATTGAGTATGCTGTTCGAGCCATTTACTGGCTTTATTGCAGAAGATCTCAAGAAAGATATACTAAATACAATAAAGCAGAATGAATCCCGTGTGTCGGCCTCAGATCTTACAGTTCAAGTAATACCGAGCGCAGATCTGCGCTCGAGCTCAGATGATAACAAACTCACAGTGAACATATTCTTTTTTATTATGAATAACCCTAATCAAGTATCTGTAAGTCTAGTACTCCAGCGAGTGAGATAGAATGGCAACTGCAAACTCATCTATTAGTCTGGCGTCGCTGGACTTTGATACTCTAAAGAATAACCTTAAGACATTTTTAAGCTCTCAGTCAGTCTTCAAGGACTATGACTATGAGGGTTCAAACATGAACGTTCTTCTTGACGTGCTGTCATACAACACGTTCATGAATGCGTTCTATCTCAATATGGCTGTCTCTGAAATGTTCTTGGACTCGGCGCAGCTCAGGTCCTCGGTGGCATCTCATGCTAAGATGCTTAACTATACGCCACGATCACGTAGATCATCTGCCGCCGTCGTTAATCTGGTAGTTCCGACCTCTAACGCAAACGTTCTCACAATACCAAAGGGCACGTCGTTTATTGGAAAAAACATCAACGGCAACTACACGTTTACGACAGATAAGTCTCTGACGGTGACCTCGGGAAACAACACATTCAACGTCGCGAACGTATCGATATATGAAGGATCGTACCTGCAGGACGCGTTCGTTATGAACTACGCTGACGAGACGCAGAAGTTTAGTCTGTTAGATCAAAATGTCGATACTAATAGCTTGGTAGTCGTGGTATCTGAAAACGATGGTGCCAATACAGCAGAGTATCTTTTTTCAGGTAGTCTATTCGGTGTTACTAGCAGCGCGAATGTGTACTTTCTTCAAACAGATATCGATGGCAGATACCAGCTTTTGTTTGGCGATGGAGTACTCGGTAGAAGACCGCTGAACGGTGCGGTAATCACAGCCGAATATAGATCATGCAACGGAGAGCTCGCCAATGGCATTGATACATTTGCCCTTGAAAGTGATCTTGGTGGTATAAACAATACCGATATTGCTGGTCTTGACGTCACTACAGTAAGTATAAGCGCGGATGGTGCGGCGATAGAGTCCATAGAGTCTATAAGATATAATGCGCCGAGACACTTCCAAACACAGGAGAGAGTGGTAACTACTCAGGACTATATAGATTTGATACTTACTAACTTTCCAGATATACAGAGTGTGAATGCCTATGGCGGTGAGACCGTCTCTCAATTTGGCGATGTCGAATATGGAAAAGTTTTTATTTCCGCGAGCACGTATTCCGGAAATGCTCTGACCGAAAACTCAAAGGAAGAATTACTTAGTTTCCTCCGGGCGCGTTCAGTTCTTGGCATAACGCCAGTGATCATAGATCCAGAGTATACCTACGTGACTCTAAACTCTGTCGTTCACGTAGACTTTACTCAGACCGGTCTGACACCGGCACAAATAAAGACTGCAGTAATAAACACAATATCTAACTATGATGATGATAATCTTCAGCAGTTCGGTAGAGATTTTAGAATGTCGTCGCTGATGACAGCGATAGACTATACCGATGTCAGTATCATAAGTAACGAGACTGCTGCCTTTGTGTATAAGAAGTTTACTGACTTAGAGGAGATAAGTGGACACCCCTTTATAGTAGACTTCCACGGTAACGAGCTACGTCGCGGTACTGTTCTAAGTAATACCTTCAAGACTGATGGCAGAACATATGTTCTAACGGACTTTATCGCCGGCGCGACGACTGGTGCCGGCAATCTTTATAAGCTAGAGAACACCGTCAAAAATAATAACACCGGAGACGTCATCACTATCCAGGGAGATGTCCCTCCTGCCAGCGCGATCAACTATTCTATTGTTGGAAGCATAGACTATAAAAATGGTATCATTAGAGTATCCAAAACTAACTTTGACGCGGTGCCAACCGGTGGTCTTAGAGTATTTGCTACTACTGTAAATCAAGACATATATGCCAGTAGAAATAACATTGTCCAGATAGATACCGGATCTGGTCTGTCTATATCCGTAGTAAGCGGCTAATGACTACAGAAAGATATATCTCTCCGTTTGTTCAGGGCCAGTTTCCTCAGTTTTATAAAGAATACGGTCCGAATTTCATAGCGTTTGTTCGCGCCTACTATGAATGGCTGGAAAGCTCTGAAAACCCACTCGGCCAGGCGCGAAGCATGTATTCGTATGCTGATATAGACGAGACACTTAATAACTTCGTTATAAACTTTAAAAATAAGTATATGTTATCGCTGCCAGAGAATATATCTTCGGACAAGCGCCTTACAATAAAGCATATAACTGATCTGTATAGAGCTAAAGGTTCTGCAAGAGCTTATGAGCTTCTATTTAGAATATTGTTTAACGAGGACCTGCAGGTATATATTCCTGGAAATGATCTGTTTCGTTTATCCAACAACAGTTATATAAAGCCTGAGTACATTGAGGTGTCTAACAACTCATATCTAGCCAAGCTTGTTGGCAGGACTATACAGACCAGCGACGGTCTTGGAGAAGCTGTAGTCGAGTCCTACTCTACTAAGACCGTCGACAATAAAATCATAAACGTTTTGACTTTAAGTTCAGTAACAGGTTCATTTAAGTATAAGCAAAAAATATTATGCTCTGATCTATACGTCAATTCTTTGGAAGACACCATAGGTGCCTTTGAGTATAATAAACTTACCACCTCTGAAAAAAGTCAGTATTCTTTAGCTCTCACACCAGATTCATCACCATTTATACTTGGCTCATTATCAGCAATTGGTATAATGAATGGCGGTACTGGATTTTCTGTTGGTGAAAGTCTACTTGTTAATTCAAGCAACGGTAAAGACGGTATCGCCAGAGTAGCGGCTGTTAGAGACGAAAACGGTAAGGTTACTTTTACTCTAATTGACGGCGGCTCTGGCTTCTCAGTAAACGCCGCGGTTACTGTTACTGGTGGTGGCGGCTCTGGAGCCACATTTAAGGTCGGTAATCTTATAGATAAGGAAGTTTTTAGGATAAACATTGACGACATAGAAGATGCTAATACTACTATTTTAGACACATCAGCTGATGGATGTAATCTATCGATAACCGCCCTGTCTGGAGGAAATTTTTTCCCTGGTGATAATGTTTATAGCGCAGCGCAGGTAAATGTAATTACCACAGACGTTAGTTTAGTAAGTAATAATATGGCTAATGGTGAGAGTTTGTCCAATAGTACTCTCGGAATAAGCAGTTTAGTTGCTCACAGAGTAGATAAAAGTCTGGTTTATCTAAATGGGTCTGACATAAACAACGCCAATCTAACTATTGGCACCACTCTTATAAGCAATACTACCAGCTCTGTTATAACCATAAATAGTAAGTTTGCAATTCAAAATACATATGGTAATGGCACCGTGTCATTTGTCAACTCCAGTCTTATCACGGCCACCGGTGACTTTGGATACTTTGTGCCCACATATGGAATAGTTAGCGGTAATACCGGCGCGACAGCGACGGTTACGTCTATAACTAGAAACACTAACTGGACTAACTTCACAAAACCATCGCTTAACTATAAAAATCTAGATGCATCAATAGAATCGGCTTTAATTACATATGATTTAGAGGTAGGAACTATAACGTTTTTATCACAAATAAATTCCGGCCAAGGATATTCTTCAAATCCAACTGTATCTATTAAAGAGCAAGTCATATATGATCTCGGTATAGTTGACGGGAGTGGTTATAAAGGCTTTAATGCCTCGGTAGAAGCTACGGCTGGTACAGCCACGGGCATTGTTACTTCAGTTGATATTATAGACTCTGGTTTTGGCTACGCCGAGAAGACATTTGCAAATCTATCGTCTTTAGACACCAATAATCAAACAGTAGTTACGAGTAAGATAGTTATAGATGAACACGGTGTTGGAACAGGACGGCTTGATACAAGAAGCGGATTTCTCAGCGATACTCAGCATATTATAGATAGTAAGTATTGGCAGACACAGTCCTACGATCTCATAACATCAAGAATGCTTGAGACATATGAGACGTTCGTTAGAGATCTAGTACATCCATCAGGTATAGCTTTGTTTGGAACGTATAGAATATTATCGAGCGTAGATGCGACCGCTGGCGGCCCAGTTCAATTACAGACTACCTTTGCTTAACGTCATAAATAAATGAAAACGAGTATTAGATGGCAGTTTTAACAGTAAATCAAGTTATCGATAACATTGACAGCTTCATAGCTAACATCAAGAAGCTCAGCAAGTCCTACTATCTCTTCGTAGGCCGGCCGAACTCATGGCCAGACGATAACAGCGCGCCGACAGCCAATGCGTCTATCGAGCAGGCAGAGCTCTCGATCTATAGAGATATAGTCTATGGAAAGCTCATAGCCAATACAGACATATCATACATGATCAGAAAAGTGCCGTGGTCAAGCAACACCGTGTACGCTCAGTATTCTCAAAATGATCCAGGTTTAACTGACAAGGATTTCTACGTTCTGACTGATGTCGGTGATGTATATAAGTGCATATACAACAATGGAAATACGGCATCTACCACAAAGCCAAATCTAACCTCTACATCCGGAACGTTTAGTACAGCTGATGGCTATATCTGGAAGTACATGTTTACCGTACAGTCGGCCGCAAATACTAAGTTTTCAACGGCCTCATACATACCAGTAACAACTAATAACGCTGTGGAAACCGGCGCTGTTGGTGGAACCATAGATTATATCAATATCACTAATGCTGGAAATAACTATCAGATATATGCCACGGGATTTCTAAAGAGTGTGGCTAACAACGGCTACGTTGTTTCTCTAGCAAATAATTTCTCTCAAGTTCAAAACTATTACTCTGGATCATCGATATATCTAAAAGCTGGCGGCGGCGCCGGTCAACAGAGAAAC